TTATTCAGCATGATTTGATTGTTTGCCAAACCAGCGTTGCACGGCTAGTTCGAGATAAGACTGACCGAGAATCCCGAAGGCTGCGCCTAGGCCGGTAATCGCAATCCCAGGCAACTCAGGTAACAGCATGAGAGCCGAACTGGCAGCGACACTTAGCCCAGCGCCTACGATGATGCGCCCGATAATCAGCCGGGCGGTTATTTTCTCGCCGCCGGTGAGTAGCTTGCCAATCGCAATCGTGGCTCCCATTGCAGCTAGTGTGGCAATGGTTCGATCATGTTCGTGAAGGTTCATGTTTAATTTTAAGAAAGTGTTTTATACGCCTAGGACCCGATTGAGTTGCCAGCCGTAGAGAAAAGTTTGATTTTTGGGATAGCGTTCTGCGAGCTCAATGTAGTGAACGGAGAGTTGAGCATTGACCATGGCGAGTAGGACTTTGGGGCCGTTTGCGCCTCGAGCTACCTTGAATTCTTTTAATGCAGCAATCGTTTCTGGTCCGATGCAGCCGTCTACGGCAAGTTTATTTGTGCCATTTAAAATATTCAGCGCTCGCTGTAAAAAGCGAATGCCGATAGAGGAACCACAATTGACGCCAATATCGAATAATTTTTCAGCGAGCCTAGGGTGAATCGCGTCGATTTGATCCAAGCGAGGTTGAAACCAGTAGCGTTGACGGTAGATTGCTTTCGCTGTTTCGCGTGGCATCGCTTTCATCTGGCCGGTATAGCCTGCGGCACGAGCAACGTTTATCGTAATGCCCCATTGTGTCTCGCCGCCGCTATCGTCCGGATGGTTTGCATAGCTGCCTTCGCGTTCAAGCAGCCGGTCGATATAGTGCTCTACGTTCATGAACAGATTTAGGATTTAAATTTCTGCAAATAAAAAAACCGGCATCGGGCCGGGTTGATGAGAAATGATCCGCAGGTGGGCATCGTGATTTGCGCGCTATCTTGCTGCGGCTATTTCTTTTGCGATTGCCTGCTGGTCAGGTTCGTTGGGCCAGTTGAGCTTTGCCGGAAAATCGGGTGCTTGAATGACCTGAACTAGGGCTATTTGATAAGCGGCCCAAGCTTTAAAAAGTCTGACGCCAAGCTCATCGAGCAAACCGGCTACCAGGGCATCGGCTTTCCCTAGATTGGCAGATCGTGCTTTGTCCATCCGCGCTTCAAATTCAGTCATTGCAGCAGCGCGTTTTTGTTCTGCGAGGAGCGCGGGGTCGATCAGCCAATCCCCATCACGCCATACATATTCAGAAGATGGGCGGGGCTTATCGGTCAACCCACATTCTTGAGGCGTGAACCCAGCTGTAAAAATCTCGCTAGGCTCTCCGTTATCAGTGCGGTATAGCGGATATCCACGATAATCTGGCAAGAGCCGCCATTGCTCGTTTTGCCAAAAAGGCCAAGTTAGCGGCGAGTACTCAGGCAAAGGGGTCGTTGTTGCGAATGCGGGAATTAACCAACGCCCCTGATGTTGTGGGTCTTCATCGGCAAGATTGCTATTGAGGTATTGGCCTGTTTTCGGATGGTAGTGATAAATAAACATAGCGTTTGTTTTTTAAATGAATTAATAACGAATCATAGCGAGCCAAGCGACATTTCTCGGGCGAGATTCATCTCCGCCCTCGCCATTGATGGTGATGGTATGTGAATGAGCGCCTGCCTTGCCGACGTTGACATTGTGTGAGTGACTTCCCGCCTGGCTAAGCCAAATTCCGGTGCCACGGGTGCTTGTTTCTTGGTAATGCCCCTCTCCTAGGGCTAGTGGGTCAGGTGTAACTAACTCTGCGTAACCACCCGTAGCGCTCCTAGTGAAACCATGGCTAAAGCCATGTTTATGCCCTGGGTCGTTTATCGCGTGTCCATGTAATCCTTGCATATCTGTCTTAGCGGAGTGCGTATGATCTTCTACAGAGTTTGCCGATGCGCTATGGGTATGCCATGCGTTTTGCATTTCTTGTGCTGAACCTATTGCCCGTTCATGATCGACATTGCGCCCATCATCCCAGCAACGAATAAATTCCCCACGTGCATCAGGAATGCGAAACGTCGTGGCTTCATCGCCACAGGAAAAGCCGCCTTGGTAGTTCTGATGCCAATCAGCGTCGCTCATCAGTGCGCCACTTGCTTGCGCAAAGGCCCAAAGCGCAGGGTAGTCGGCACGCTTTAAAAGTGCACCATTGGCTTGAAGCCATCCCTGAGGTGGAATTCGTGATAGAAAAAATACCACTGCTCCAGTTGGCATGACAGTGGTGAGCTTTTTGCTGACAAAGGCGGTTGTTGCGACTCTTTCGCTGCTATCCATTTCATCAGGCGTTGGTGTGGTTGGCTCGCCGATGAATGCCGGGTCAGCAATGGGTGCCGCATCGGTAATGCCATATCCGCTGAGAGTGGTAGGTTTTTCGGTAATTTGCGTCCAGGTTAATTCCCCGTCTTTGGGGTGAAAACACTCATCGAGGGCTGCGCGTGTGAGCCCCCATTCTTCCCACTCAGCCAAGCTGTTTTGAGGGATTTTGCCTTTATTTTCTGCCTTGGCTCGATAGGTTTTGCCAGCATATTGAATATAGCTGCCTTCAGGATAGTCTTCGGTATCAGACCATTCAGGTAAGCCCCTTTGCATCAGATAGCGAATGGCTTCATCGGCACGCTTGCCAATAAAATTGAACCATTCCATCGGTGGAATGCCGCCGGTTTGCTCAAAGGCGATGCCCCAACCTCGCGAGAGATCAGGAAAGAGTTGAACTTCGCCAGGGCGTGCGCCCTCAGCAAAGACCTGCTCATCAGGACGTTGATAAAGTGTCATAAATACCTTGCTAATTTTCCTTGGTTAAAACCTTGAGCGCCGGGTGCACCGGCAAATCCGAAAGCGTTGATGTTGGCTAAGACGACATATTTGACGTTGACGCCTGCTGGGCGCGGCAAAATATCTAAAGTTTGAATGGCGTAACGCTTAAAAGCGGTCACTTGATCACTGCGAATCGTGACAGTAAAACTCATATCGAACTGGTCATAGACACAGGCTTGTCCGCCAAAGATAAAATCGAGTGCTTGCGTAATATCAGGGACTGTACCGAGCATATGGTTTTTAGAGATCCGGCATCTGATGAGAAAGCGAAAATCATCATCATCGAGCACTACAGAGTCGGAGATGACATCGCCTGTGCGATACCATTTGCCACCGCCTAAACCGGCGTGGCCAAAGCTTTGAGCCCCTGAGGCGCGCTTAAAGCCAAATAAGCCGCGTGGCGCAAGGCCCATCAAGACACGGGATTGGCCGACATGTTGACCGACTAAATCGAGGTTTTTGCCCGAAGCGGTTTCAATATTGAGTACATTGGGCAGATCGACAAGGCCCTGCCATGTGTCGCTAAAGTATTGATCGATCAGCTGTGCAGTGGCACGTGCTTTGGGTTTGCCTGTGTACTGCCAAATGAGTAGTGAGTCATAAGACATTGTGTGTATCCGAGTTGGTGTCTACAGCACGACCACTTCAATATCGGCACTTGCAAAACGCGCCATCTCGCGCACGCCGATCTTAATATTGCTGGCAGTAAGTGTTTCGCCCTGCCGGCCAATCCTGAGCGTTTCAACCCAAAATCCCTGTACGGTATTGATGGGGCAATATAAGCGCGAGAGCAACACTGCTTCACCAATGCTAAAAGGGGTTTGTGCAATGGCGGCTTTGATTGCATCGATATTGACCGCAGTAAAATTCGCATTACGTCGTACTTCAAGATAAGCGGCGCACCCAACCTTAGCAGGCCGGTCAAAGCGGATGGTGCGAGCCATGTCCTTATTGTCACGAATTTGGCATTGAACTTGGCCGCGGAGCCCTGTGCCTGCGGTTTTATTGTCAAAAATTACCTGTGCAATATCTGCATCTGAGCCGCCTTCGACAATGATATTGAGGCTATGGGCAGGTACGTCATCGGCATTGGGAGTATCACTGTCATTTTCTAAACACACCGCTTGCCTGACATCGGCGAGTTGAAGCAACTTGACGATCATCCCATCGACTGAGTTTTGTGCGGCTTTTGCTCGGCTAATAAAGAAACGGCGTCGCAGCTCGGCATCGGTTTCTTCCTCTTCACCCACTTCCGCTGCTTGGCTGTTTTGTGCTGAGCGCCATCCTAAAAAGAGCGTTTCGATTGCCAACCTAGTCTCTGCGGGCAGAGGAAATGCGCCTGGCGTTTCGCTTCTAAAGTCGGTTTTTGCGGAGCCCTCTGCATTCAACGTCGTATCGGTGACCAATTGCCAACGATTGTGATGCGGATCGGTGAGGACTGCGCCAGCCGGAATTAAGGTATTGGGTGTACCGGTCAAGATTGTATTGCGTAGGTAGCTATAGCGAGCTTGTCGGCGTGTGAGTCCGGCATAGGCGACGCGCTGTTCAAGCCAAACGCCACTGGCGGCCTCTGGATCGATGGCTTTGTAAATGGACTCCGCTAACTCTTCCAAATCTGTTTTGATTTGTGCAATAAAGCCGATCAATTGTCCATCGGGGCTGTCTGGATCGGTATTGATATCTGCGCCGTAAATAGCACGAAAGCCTGCATCGAGTTGGGCTAAGTTTGCATCTAGCCGCTCAATGATGAGTCCTTGTTCGGTGAGGTGGGCCATGTTTTTAAGACAGGCATATCGCTTTAAGAATATCGAGCACGCACCGAAGGGTCATGCCGATAAATATGGCCGTAGCGACATTCCACAGCATTTTGCAGAATGCAGCCGGTTTAATATTGAGAGTTTCCATTGATATTCCTAGTATTTTAAAAGTCAATCGTTTATCATTTGACATGTATGTGTTCCTATTTTCGAGGTGGGAATAAAGAAAGCCCCAGCTGCTAGTTACAGTCTGGGGCTTTCGCTTTTTTGGGCTGCAGTGAGCCTAATTCGTAATGTCTATGAATTGATCATCGTGATCTTTGAGTTGAGCGGTGATCGTTAAACGACGCGTACTGGCGTCCCATTCCAACTCTAAATTCAGAAGCTCGCGCACGCCGTGCGTTTGCAAAATGGTGCGTTTAACCATGGATTCAATCTGCCGTAAATCCGCAGGCCGTTCAAAGTTGGGTAGCCACGGCAAACCATGCTCTAGATCAAGAAACCAATCCCCTTGAAATGACAATAAACGAGATTTGACGCGTTGGGCGACCGATTCAGCGTGGTTGGTATAATTAGCCCGTCCCTGCCCAAAGGTCCAGTCATGGTTTGCATCGAGCCGCCGCACTTTCATTGCGGACTGCCTGAGACATCACCGCCGGCTTTTACGCCGTCATGTCGGTGAGCGTGTAGCGTCACACCATTGGAACTGAGCTCACCTCCACTGTGCGAGATATTGCCGCTAATGGTGGTGCCTGCTGTGCTGCCGGTGCCGCTTAAACCTGCCTGATAGGTTAAGAGTTGTTCAACCACGACTGGACATTGAATCGTCAATTGGGTGCCCTTGATCGTCATCTGTCCTGCTTGATCCAATTTAAAATAAGCGCTGCCATCGAGTGTGCGTAGCATCACGGCATCGCTGGCTAAATTCGGAATGACATGGGGTAAGGAAGAAAACCCCATAAGCGCAAAGCCATCGGATAAATCATGCAGGCGATAATCGAGAGGAATGCTGGATTGACCGCTAGCAAACCAACCATCAATACAGCGCTCAGCAAAAATCAATAAGCATTCATCGCCCGGCGCTACAGGAAAGGTCATTACAAACGCGCCACCTCGCGGAAATTGCACAGGAACATCGGTCAGCATTGGCAAAGGGGCAGCTTGATCATGCTGTAAAACCTGCTCAATCAGGGGCTGCACAGAGGCAGTTTGGGTGCTCGGATCGAAGCTCACAATGCGACCTGGTAAGGCTACGTGCACCTTTTTAAGTGCTGTGGCGATAATGGATTCAATTGCCGTGTCGAGCGATGGGGTATGCCAGTTCATTCTTGTCTATCCTGTCGGTGAAGAGGGGTAAAATTTCCCCCTATGGCTGTAATGGTCGTTAGCCACTCATCTCCATAGGTATCGCCGCAATGCGAGATGCTGACGGTTTTATAGTTGCCATTGAAAGATTCCGTGATCGATTGCACCCGCACTAAGCCGCCTATGCGAATCGCAGGATTAAGCAACGTGGTGATAATGAGTCCATCATCACTGACTTCAGGCGCACCGATCATGCCGGTATCTTGTGAAACCAAAACAGCTTCATCATCTAACACTTGGCTTACAGGCAGCATCAGCACTTCGCCATCTTGAATGGACCAGTCGGATTGATTGGCTTGAGCCAGTTCATTGAAAGCTTCCCGCGTATTGCCGCAAAAGACCCGACCCCGTGGCAGTCCGTTGGGCCGTCCTTGGGCGACAGCGCCTAATGTCGTATGGCTAAACGATTGCGCCAGCTGCTTGATTGCCTGGCTATCGGATGTCCCTGCTTTAAGCGTAATGGACACTCGCGCAGTGCGATAATCGATATCGCCATCGGCGCATTCCAACACGAGAATAGAATCGAGCCCATCGCGCTGCGCGTAGGCTTTGAGGATATCGCCTGTATAGAGCAAGCGCAGCTCAGCGTAGCCGACAGATAAAGCGATCCGTTTAAATGCGCCGCTCAAGAGTTGATTCAAATGTGTGCGGTTGAGGTTCCAAATGCATATCTGTGCTGGATTGGGCTTAGCGTCAATGGTTTTACAGATATCGAACGAGACGCGTAAGGCATCGATCAGCAAGCCATCGCGCTGATTGCCTAGCGCCAACTGGTAACGGCGGCCGAATTGTTTCATAGCTCGATATCTGCCTTATCCACAATATAGAGCAGACAGCGCTGGCCTAGATCCTCCCCACCTGCCGGATCGAAGCCCATGCCACTCTCATCGGTGAGGACGAAGCAATAGTCAATGGGCCTGCGCCATAAAATCGGTACGCCAACGACCAGTGGTTGCCCTTGGGCGGTATAGCGGTCACGCTTTAAATCAAAAACATCCATGGCCCAATAATCAGCGATGCTGTTGTAGCGCAGCGTTAAGCGCAACGAATGCCCTTTAAATGCAATCGTCATTTCTTGATACGGGGCGGAATCGACTGGAATACGATTCATTGAGAGCGCTCGCCAAGTAACTGTTTGAGGAGTGACTTATTGCTCTCAGCGGGTTGCAGCTGCACCTTGCCTTTTTGTGTCTTAGTTGCAGCTTGCTTACGGGCGCGTCCAGAAGCCTGTTTGACACCTGCGACGGATTGGGTCGTTACGATCATTATTTCTCGGCAGGTTAATGTGAATTCAGCCATACCATCTTGCATCTGATTCAGGCCAATCGCCTGTAGCAGCATATTCGAATACAGCTTGGCTCCCGTCATAATCTCGATGGGCTCGCCAGACTTTTGTAGGTTCAGTAGAGCTTCATAGACCTGCTGAACCCGCTCATTGCTGGCAGTTGAATCTATTCCTGACCAAGTTGGTAGCCATGGCGCCAAGGGTCGTGTTTGTTGAAGGGCTGCTGCCATCGTGTGTGTATAGTGCTGTGTTGAGCCTAGCTCTCTTTGCATCCGTGTGGCTGCTTGTAGCGTGACGGACTTGACCTCAGTGGGCAAAGGCAGCTGATTTAAAAAATCGGGACTTTTGCGCAAAAATGCGCCCGTGGCGCCAGGTTGGGGCAACAGCGGTGGCTGATAGTCCGTGATGATGCCTGTGATGGTCACTTGTTTAGGTTCAAGCGCTGCATGATCCGCAATCAATGCGCCGGATTCAATTGGGTTTTCAGATATCCGTAAAATCGATTGATGTTGCTCGGCTAGTGTGGCATCTAGCGTCACGGTGCCGATTCGGCGGTGTGTAACCGAAATGGTCATAGCTTGGCTACACTTTGGCTATTGTGTGCGGCAATCCGCTGTTGACGGAGTGCATTGGCAGTGGCGCGGCCTGCGGTGACTGGATCGGAAGACGCAATATGGATTTTAATGTCTTGATTGACGGTGTTTTGCTGGGTCCGGTTGGCCTGATTGGAATGATGCTGGATCACCTGGCTTGCAGCCGGATGGGCGGAAGCTAAAGCGACGTTGACGGCTTGTGAAATATCGTCAGCCTGGATCAGATTGAGTTTTTCACTCATCAAGCTAAAGCCAGATCGAAGTTTCGCACAACCTCGCGTTAGCCAGCCCATCAGCTTGTCCCATGCATGAATGACTCGATTAAATACGGCCTCAAAGCAGCCTGCGATGAAGTCTGCAATTTGCGCAAATAAGTGACGGCAAGATTCAAATAGAGATAAAAATAGCGCTTTAAGGCGTGCAACACTTGTTGAGAGCCTTTTCGGGACGCTCTCCCAAGCATTGCCGGCAAGTTTAACGAGTTGCGCAAAAAGCGAGTGAAACAGCGCTTTGAATTGTGCAGCCAAATGACTCAGGTCCTTTTGGAATCCAGCTAAATCATTTGTTAGTAAGGCGAACAGAGCTCGCATAATCACCCTGACGTAAGCCAATACTGGACTCAGCACGCGTATCACACTGTCTGCAAAGGTTTTGATGCTTTCGCGATAATCTACCCAAGCGGCCCGGCATTGAGCCAGCCAATACTTGACGTGTTTGAGTCCCTCTGTAAAGGGAGCCCAAAACTTGCCTAGAGCAGACTCACCGCCTTGCATATAGGTGACGAAGTCATCGATTAAGACTATTAACCCGGCAATCGCCGCACTGAGCCACAACACGGGATTCACGATAAAAGCGGCGATGGTCGCTCGCCTCACCCAGGCCAAGACGCCCACTAAAGCCCATAGCGCTGTTTTCCAGCCCATGGTACAGCGGATGACTTGATCGATAGCAATTCCGGTATTAACAAGCGCTCTTACCGTTGCAAACAGGAGTTCAATAAATCGACGCAGTCCATCACGAATGAGCTCTTTATTGCGCAACAAAAACTCCTTAAAACGATCAGCCAGTTTGAGTAGTTGAGGTGCCAGACCCAACGCAATCTGCGTACGCAACGATTTAAATATCCACGTAATGCGCGTCATGGCATCCCCCCAGGCGCTCGCGATATCGGCTTGCTCTTGCGTGGCAACACCGAGTTCTTGTGCTTCTTGCATTAAATCGTGCAACTCCGTGCGCGATAGCCTCAACGTTTGCAGCATAGCGCTATCAATGCCCATCTTTTGTAAGAAGGCGCTGCGCTGAGGATCGGATAAGCGTTGCATTTTGTTTTGCAATTCACCGATCATGTGCGTGACCGATTTAATCGAGCCATCAGCGTTTTTGGCGCTTAAGCCGTAATGTTCAAAGGCACGTGCGCCCCGTCCCATACCATCCGCCGCTTCGCCAATGACTTTGGAGAGTCCACGCACCGAAGACAGAGCTGATTCAAGCGATGCGCCATTTTGCGCTGCAGCAAAGCCAAGCTGTTGCAGGTATTCAGCGCTCGCCCCTGTCGCACGGGCGGCTTGATTGAGGGTATCCAGACCATTGAGCGCCTTAGCAAAGAACGCCGTGATGCCTCCTGCCAGTGCGCCAACAGCCGTAACGGCAATTGATGCGGTACGGGCGACATCCGATAATGTTTGGCGGAATTGCTTCGCTTGCTTGAGGTCAGCAACGACGCCGAGCTTAAAGAGAAACTCATCAACGACCATGGGTGCCTTGAGCCAGTTCGGTTTGAATCGCATCCCACTGCGCTATCGTATGATGAAATTCGACCAAATCAGACAACGTATATAGGGTGCGTAATTCGTGCAATGTGCAGTGCTTGCGCATAATGGGTAGCCAAATAAACCAGTCAACTAGGTCTGAACCGGTGTTGGCAGGAGGGCGCTTAGACTGTTCCAAGCGCCCCCTTTGAAAAAATCGGCAAACTGCACCTTACAGCCTTCCAGCAAAACACGAATGAGGTGAGAGCGGTGTTGATTAAAGTGAGTTTCGAGCTGGTGAGACAGTCGAAAAGGTTTATCTTGACTCGCCTGAACGGTCGTGTGTTCATAAATCAGGCGTTCTATCTCAGCGACTTGAGGGCTGCCCAGATGGGCTAAAAGCGTGCCGATCTCAAGGTTGCCATCCTGGTTCGGTGAAACTTTAATGCCTTCCAGTAATTTGCCCGCTTGTTTTAAAGCGGCCCAACCTGCCATCGCATTAGCGGGTGTCATCCGATAAGCAATCCCGTCGAGCTCGAATTGATGAGAGTTCATGAATGGTTCAATCCTTTTTCTAGAGTAATCGTGAGGTGTTCAAACACCAGCGTCCAGGTCACCGCGTTATGGCCCATGCCACGGGTATAGTCAGGTGAGGTCGTGAAATATCCATTGAGTCCGCTGACTTTGTCATCATTGAGTAAATCAACAATGGAGAGCGTCATCGGCGTGAAGGTTTTAATGGTCGAGCGCTGCTGTTTAAATAAGCGATCTAAATAATGGTTATCGGGGCTATGCTGTTTAACCTTAAGGGTAAGCGTGCCGGATTGATCGGGGTTGGCAATAAAAACGCCTGTGCCATTGGCGCCCATCGTATAGCTACCGGCGTCGGCATTCAATTTAGCTTGAATCACATCGTTGCCATCGCTCCAATCGGAGAGCCGCACGCCATTGATTAAAACAGAGACGTCGCTGGGACTAAAAGTAGTACTCATAGGAATTAACGATCAAAGTTAACAAGGATGTCAGCGGAATGAATGGCGCCTGCCAGCTTTAATGCGACTTGAATTGGGGGCGCTTTGCGGGCTTCACGGTCACTGCTGGAGAGGCGATCGACGGTATCGGCCCAAACATAAAAGCCTTCTTCAAGCCGCTCGCCGGTGTGTAAATGCCCAAAAGGGTCACCACGCCAGATGCCGGAGGCAAATGCGCCATTGCGCACACCTTCTCGGCAAACGCTTTCTACGGCAGCTAAGAGCCGATGGGTGCCTGCATCAGTGAGCGGAATTTTAGTGGGGCTTCGTTGTAAGGTGGCTGCGACTTCTTTTTGTACAGCATCGACAAACCAATCGAGGCTGTGCACCTCATCAAAGAAGCGCCCGCCGAGTACTGTGCCTTCGGCAACCATCGCGGTTTCATCGAAATAGGTATAATAGTTGATGCCTAATGCTTTACATTGATTGGCTTCGGTGAGCGTTAACGGATGCGGGGTGACGCCTGGCAGCTGCTTAAACTTCATCGTAATCGTCGTATTGTTCCCAGCGAAATTCACGGATAAAGCGCGAGCCAACCAGCTTAAGACCGCATAGGGATTATTTTTGTCATAGAGCGCCACGACTCGCTCATTCTTTTGATCTGCCAGTTGCTTAAAAATATTAAAAGGACCGGTGTCTAAATGTTGAGGGGTAGAGGTGGTGAGGCCTAAAATCTTTTTATCCGCGGCGAGTATCCAGTTGGCCGCTTCTTTAATCTGGGTATCCGTTAGAGGGTGAACAACATAGAGTGCGTACCAGTGATTAAAGCGAGCTTCCAGCTGTGACAGCGCAGCGGTGAGAGATTGTGCTTCAAGGGTGACGACATCGGTGCCGGCGACTGAATAGGCGTCTGCACTATCCAATTTAAGTAGGTTGCCCAAATAAGACGGAGTGCTACTCACGGCAAGCGGCTGTCCATCGCTGTTCATCAGACTCAACATGTGGCTTGCGCCCGCTTGATCCGCTTCGACGATAAACCGCTGGCCACTCGCATCCCAACGCACAGTGAGTTTGTCATCGGAGGTTTTAGCCGTGATCAGAGTCGCGATCTCTTCATGCGTATTGGCGCTAGAGAGATTGATTTTGCTGTAGCTTTTAAGGGCAGAGCCGACCTTAATCGAAAAATAGCCGGCGGAGAGTGTTTTTAATTTCTCTAGAGTGGCTGTGATGGGGCCGCCATACAGTTTAGATTGGGTTGCCGGTAAAACGCGTTTAATGCGGACCCAACGTGAAACCACAATGCGTTTCGGGCGCGGGGTTTGGGCAAAGAATAAGCGTGCGGCCTGGGCCGTTGCACTATGGCTGCCAAACGCTTGCTCAACAGCGGTAGCGGTTGCATATTCAGCATAAAGCGTACTCTCATCATTAAACACGTGTCCCGCTTCGGGGGTCATTAGATTGAGCACACCGAAGTCACGCCGGCTAGGCGCTAAGGGTTGAACATTGAGTTGTACATTGATCAGTTCACTTAATGGCAGTGAAGTTGCCATGATATATCTCCAAAAAAAGTTACATTTCTGAGTGAGCAAGAACGGTTGCGTGTTCAATACGGCGCTGCTCGATCTCGACGATATGGGTGTGCGAGAAGGTTGCATCAAACTGTGCGCGCTCTTCGGGTCCTGCGCCGATGATGGTCGTTAAATCTCGTAACGGCGAGAGGGTGACTAAACCGGCTTTTAAGCGGGTGCGCATCATGGCCTGGGTTGAGCTGGCTTGTAAAAGCGTTGTGAGCTTTTGCATGAGTGCGTAAGCATTGTTTCCATAGGCTTCAATCGATACGGTGGTGAGCCTTGCGGTGCTTAAGCGCTCAATTTCACGTGCGCCATCAAAATCCTGCCGGGTGATACCAATTTCAACGGAAGTCAGCACAGAAGCAATCACAAAGGGTTCAGCGCCGGAGGGTCCAGTCTGATAACTGGGGCGTACAGCACCACTAGGTAACGATAAAACCTCTCGCAGTAGGCTGCGCAGTGCTTTCATGTCGAACTGCTGTAGCGTCGTAATAGCCATAGTGAGAAAAATTGGACAGCTGAGTTAAGCGCCAGCGGTGGTTCTGGTGCAGTGCAATATCGCCTTCGATCAGCGGGTCTTGGCTCAAAATCCGAATCGCGGGCAAATAGCGCTCGCCTTCTAGCAGTTTTAGAAGATCATTTTGTCCGGCGGGATAGACAATGGCGGTGACCTCGAGCATGTAACGCCTTTCTGACCACTCGCCATGATCGGGATGATGCTGACCGTATCGGCGGTAAACGGTGATGCGTTGCGTGAGCTCGCTCTCACCAAATAGCTCTTTAAGATTCATTGGCATCTCGCACGATAGAGGTAATTGACTGGTGCAGCTGGCCGATATCGATCAGCGGTTGACTCGACTTTTTACGCTTGATCGTTGCTGCTTTGAGCGGGGTATGTGCGCCATGTCGTATTTCATGTTGCACGTCGCGAGCGGCTTTAAAGCCCACCTGCTGATACGCCTGCTCAGGAGATTGATTTTGCCTTAGCGTCTTGCGCATTTGCGTGGCGAGTCCGTCGGTATAGGCTTGCTTATTTCGAATCAACGTCGGTCTTAAAAAGGGCCGTGCTGGAATCCCTTTGTTGGGTGCGCCAAATTCATGCACAGCAGCGATCTGGGCGTTATTCAAGCCCGTCTTTTCATCATCTCGGTGCGCGGTTTTGGCAATGACCCCAACAAAAATTTCATGCTGCCCAAGCGTTTTGATGCGATCGAGTAAACGATCAAGCTTAGACAAATCCATGCTCAGATCACCATGGCGCCAATGCTGATTTGCCGGCGTAAACTCAGAAATTGCTGACCATAGGCCGTGGCAGATAACCATGCATCTTGTGCTTCTAATGCGCTGGGTACTGCGTAGCTGAGCTCCACCTCTCCCGCTTTACGGTGAGTGACAGCGTGAGTCGGAGCGGTCTCTCCCTTATCGAACTTCTGCTGCATGACCCAAAAGTGAGCGACTAATGAGCACGCCGCCCGCGGGTAAAAAGAGCCCCAACGGTTGATATCAAAGAAGGGACGCGTGTCTTCAATCAGGGCTTGAAGGCATGCATCCTCAACTGGCTCTAGCGCTGCGAAGCGGGCTTTGATATCGGCAGGCTTAATCACCATTTAGATTCCGTCGATATACAGCGCTGATTTGGGATAGCGGAACTCCACACCCGAGTATTTATATTCGCCGTTGACGAGTAATTCCAAGCCGCGTTGCTCTGGCGCATGGAACATCAGGGGCATGGGGATATGGAAAACGAGATTCACCGGATTTTTTTCATAGATCATCATCCGTGAGCTTTGATCCTTGCCGGCCTTATCGAGATCAAGGCCGCCTCTAAAGTCGATATCGATATTCTTTTCAGCTTTGGCGATATTGTTTTCGCGCACATACTGCAAAATGGTTTTATCTGAACCTTTGCTGCGGGGCGTGCTGGCTAAAAGCGCATAGTGCGACCCCGGCAAAATGATCGTATTAGGGGTGCTATTACGCTTGGTCTGCGTCCAAACTTGGGTAATGGATTCGTTGAGGTCTTTTAGAATCTGCTCAGGCGAAGCCGTTGACCAGTTGCCGGTACCCGCTTGGGTTTGCGGGACAACGGGAGAATTGAATAAGCCAGTGAGTTCTTCCTCACCAAACAGACCAATTTGATTTAAATGGGCGCGATACGCATAAAAAGCGGTCTCCGCCCGATCTTGGTCGAGGGATAAATTCAATTTAGCAGATTTACGTAATTCGTCAAACGTATACGCATAGCCAATGGCGGCTGAGACCACAGGTACGGTTTTTTCGCTATACCAGACATCGACGCGCGGGATATCGCCGCCTTTGCCGCTATGGCGTTTGCCTTGACCCACAGAGTCTTTCATTCGATACGTAATCGACGTGGCCCATTGCCCGGCGGAGGTTGAGATCGGTAGCAACGCTTCATAATCGAGTGGGGCGCGCTTTTTTTGATACATCTGAGTTTCGACGGATTCAAGTTGCCCGGTTAAGAATGTAAGGGCATGGGAAGAGTCGAGGGTGAATCCGGTATCGTGGAAAAGGGAGGTGCGGCGGAGCGCATCGGCAAGGATTTGATTGGACATAGTGCTGTAAAAAGAAAGTGAATGGAAGGTTTATAGTTGGAAGGTTTCGACCGTAGATGAGGTGGATTCAGTCGCTGTTGTTACATCCGCCGTTGTTACATTCGTCGTTTGCATGAGATTAATCCGTACACGTCCAATCGCGCCTGCTGCTGTTCTGGTTTCCCACAGTGCGCCAGGCACCGAGATCCCACCGCTGGTTGACAGTGCACCGGTGGCGTCGGTTGTCACCGGGTCGCCTGGGCTGACGGCTTCTTTGGCAAACGCCCATAGCCGTCCAATTTCCATGACTGGCACAGTCGCTTGAGGGGCATAGCTGATGTTGCCTGCTTTATTGGCTTGTATCGTTGGATGACGCACGCTTAAGCCGATGATGCGGCAGCCAGCAGAAGGAAGAATCGCCGAATCTTCGTCGGCGCCTGCTGCTATGGCCACACCAAAATCGATAGCAGAAGGACCTGTGTTGCGGCGGTTGACAATACTATTGGGGCCTGTATCGGCTTCGAGCCCCGGGATACCAAGGCCAAGCTGCGTATCGCCATACTCGGATAATTGAATAGACATAAAGAACTCCTGATTGAATAAAATGAGTTAAGCGGTGTAGGTCGTTTGTAGCTGCTGAATGTATAGGGCGCGTGCGGCCTGTGGACCCATCGAGGCGCTATCAGCGATGGTTTGAGAGACCGCGGTATTGAGCGCATCGAGGACAGGATCACTCCGCTTGGGCTGTTGCTGGGTTGGCGCCATAGCGCTTAATACCTTAAAAGCGTGTTTAATCGTCTCCTCATCAGCACTATCCAGAGTTTGTCCAGCTAAGAGCGCATCGAGTACGGGTTGCTGCTTTGAATAGAGTTGACTGACCACTTCGTGCCGGATTGCATGACAACTTTTATCGGTGGTATGGATAGCGGGCATCAACTGCTTAGCATCGGTCACTGTTTCAGCCCAATCGGCGATCCAGGCATCGCGAACCGCAGGCACTGCTTCCTGTAGAGCTTGGTTTTCGGCTTCAAGCTTTTTAATGGTTTGGGTCAGCGCATCCATGTGCTGTTGAATGGTGTTGCAGTCATGGCATGGCGTTGTGGCGTCCTGTGGCTGAACAGATGTCGTTTCATTCGTTTGATCGGGGGTAGGGGTGTCAGGCATTAGGGTTTCTCCATTATGGTTGGAATCTTCAATGCGGCAAGTGGGCCCACAACGGGGGGAGCGCACGAGCGCGATATGGTTAACGCGAATATTTCTTTGAATGCCGTCATAGGGCTGTCCATCGGGTGTGACGCCAGGCGTCATCTCCTTTTGAGATTGATAGCCTGCTGAGAGGCCAACCTTGCCGCTTTCAATCAGGGCAATGGCGCTTTTATCCTGCACAATCAAGTCTCCAACGACGTATCCATCTTGCTGCCTGATATTGCGCACAGAACCAATGGCGAGATGTCGCCAGTTATCCGCCGTGACAAAAAAAGAAGACGGATGGTCATTGGTCAGCGGCGCATTTTCAAAGGAGGCTAAGGATTCGGGTGCAAAGACTTCTTCGGGTGGGCGATAGATGCTTAAAATGCGCATCGGGTTGTCGGCTACGTCAGAGAACTCAGATGCTCGATAAGGTTGAATACCGCTGCGTGCTAGCTTGGCACGGGCAATTAAAAAACCCTCTGGCGTGTAAGTGCGCTCAGAGGGCATACAATCTAAAATTTCTGTCATCACTGAGTTAAATCAATGACCGGTAAGGCCACGCAACGGCAGGCGATATCGTGGCCTGGGTGACCGGTCTCGGTCGGTGGGGAATCCCATCTAAATTTTTGTCCATCGTGTTCGGTGTGGCTGTCTCGTACTCTTTCATCACCACTGGTTTGCCACTCGTATTTGGTGATGCCTAAGGCTGTTTGCAGGGCTTGAGCAATGGCTGAATGGGTTTTAGCAGTTTGGTCTCGGGCAATGAGCCGGGCGCGCTTTTCGGTTGCTCCGGTTAATTTCTGAATGTCTGCGGCCAGCTCTTTATAACGCTGTCCTTGAGTGACGCTGGTCAAAATAGAAGTGTGTAATTGCTCAAAGTAGCGCTGTGGAAGCGATTGAATCAAATTGACGTTGGTTGCCATCGCTAATTGCAAGGGCGCTCTTACATTCTGAGTGCTCAGCAGAGGACCAATATCGATGCCAAAGGCGTAGTGAATGCTATTTGCCAAGGCTGTTCGGTTGTGCTTCTCCACATCGTCAACCATCCGCTGCGCCCAGCTTCGAGCTCGGACAAGCACTGCTTGAATTGCTTTATATGCCGCCCGCTCTATGGCTGCCTGAATGGCTTCTACAAACGCATCGGATAAATCGTCTTGAGTGAATCCATCAGGCGTATAGTCATGTTGAGCGTTTTGAAGCACTGGCAGGATGTCTTCTGCGACGAGACGCTGCATCTGCTTGACTAAGCTCAGTAGCTGATTGCGATAAGCAACCTCTGCTCGTCGGCTGGGTCGTGCTAGCCGCAATACGCGAGCACGTTTAGGCTTGCGTCGAGTTGTGTTCTTGAGGTGCGCTCTCAGCAGAGAGGACAGCGTCATTTCCATCAGGTTTATCCAGTTCCTGCGCCAAAGCCTGTGCTTCGTCTAAATCTTCATCGGTAATAGCGTAGGTGTCATTGGCTTTGAGGCGTTTCAAGCTATGAGCCTCGTGAATCACCCCTTGCATCAGATAAATTTGATCGGTCTCAGCGCGGATTTTTTCAGCGTTGGCCCGCTCCGCTTCACTCAGTTGCCACAGGGGCTTAAATTCAATCACCAAATCTTTGAGCTTATGACCGAGCTCGGACATGGCCATCACGTCGTAAATCTTTTCGACTTGAGGCCGTAGAATGGTTTCTTGCTTGGCTTTGAGCGCATCGTAGTAGTTTCGAATATCACTCTCGCCCGTGGCGCTCATGCCGGTTGGGGATTGGCCCAATAGACGTGTCGCCGGAATGTCGGCAGCTCCAGAGATGCGTTGCAGGAACATCGTAGCGACTTCACCAACTCCGCCAAAATTAATCGTTTTTTGCTGATAATCATCGGCGCTATCGAGTAGCAGCATCCGATTAAAGGATTTGGCGAGATTGACAATTTCAAAGCGCTTTTGTACTTCGCGGGTACCTTCATCGTTATTCAGCTTACTCGTGAGTCCCTCGATTTTTAAGATATCGACGCACATCTCAAAAAACATGCTGGCTGTGCCACTGGCCACCGTATCGCCGCGCTGTAGCTCATCGTAGATGGGCTGTAAAACACTGTCGTGCCAAAAGCTTTCTTTATTTAAGATATCCCACGGCACCAATGCGCCATCAGAGAAAATGAGGCGGCTTGCATGAATGATTTGCTGGGTGCGGGGGATTCGATACTGCTCAGGTCGCCAGTAGTCGGGACGGTTTAAGTCGATAGGGAGTGACTGCTTATCCACCGTGAGTTGGTGGCGATCCAGTGCGATAAAGCCTTGCAGTGCGCCACGTCGGGTGCGTTCGACCTCTAACGGTGTCGCGGGGTCCTCACTGGCTAAGCTAATATACAGCGCCGAGCCGCCAAAGAGCCGTCCCCATTTGAGGTTGTTCGTTAACAGCGTAACCAGCTTAAACCGCTTTTCGGCGACTTCTAGTTTGTCTTTACTACTTTCATCTTTGGTCTCGAGCGTCAGCCACTCCCGAGTCATATCCTCAGCAGGCGCATCCACGATTTTGCGGGCGAGCCAGTTTGAGCGGTACATTGTGATGAGCTCTTCGCGTCCAACGACCTTGCGCAACGCGTATTGGTTATACGCCATCTTGTCGCGGCCATCCATTAAGCCAGCAATCAAATTGGTCAGGCTGTCTTGAGTGGGCGTAGATTGGCTGGTTAGAGCTTTAGCCGCCTTTCCCACTCGATTGAAGAGTTTCATCTCGATATTAGAATGTGTTGGATAGAATTTAACCTAAGTACATAAAGGACGTACGCACTTTGACAAATGCTAAAGAGTGTTTTAGCATATGCCTAAACATATGCCAAGGAGGCTATCATGGTTGCTGTTTATCCAGAACGCCACGTTAAATTCTTCAGGAATGGAAAAAACCAAGCTGTGCGCATCCCGATCGAATTTGAGTTTAACGGGTCTGATGCAATCATGCGCCGTGAAAATAATCGGCTGATTATTGAGCTTGCGCCGCCTCGCTCTTTATCTGCTCTTTTGGCAAGCTGGACTCCGCTCCAAGAAGGGCTACCTGAGATCGTAGATTTTCCCCCCGAAGACGTGGAGCTTTGATGGTGCTGTATTTGCTCGATACTAATATCCTTTCAGATATCCTAAAAAACCCGCAAGGACTTGCTGCGCTAAAACTCATCGAGCATCCGCAAGAGTCTCTATGTACCAGTATTATTGTCGCAGCTGAGATGCGCTACGGTGCAGCAAAGAAAAATGCAGAAGCATTAACTGAGCGAGTAAACCAATTACTTGACGTGATTAAAATACTTTCATTCTCACCAGACGCAGACCACTGCTACGGGCAAATTCGTGCCCAACTTGAACGAAAGGGACAAACCATAGGCGCTAATGATTTATTGATTGCTGCTCATGCCCTATCGGTAGATGCGGTACTTGTCACAGCTAACGTAAATGAATTTAGCCGAGTCTCCGGATTGACGATGGAAAACTGGTTAGCCTAGGCTGAATTTTGACCGCCAGAAAACATATCTAAGTCCATCCAGACCAATCCGAGCTTTTCGCTAATAAATCCGTAATCGCGTCGATCATCGGGTCAATCTGGTCGTCGTGTGCATGGGTGTTGTTCGGAGTAAAGGCTTCGCACTCAGCAATAAAATCCTTCACCCAAGGCGCTGCTTTTGGCAGTACGATGCGCTTAGCTTCAATGTAAGCCAATACCCCCATCACGCGGGTGAGCTTATCCGTACCGCGGGGAATGCCTTTAACGGGGATATGGCCATCTTCCTGAATATCTTGAATCAGCCCGGTGCCTGAGGACTTATCCTCAACCAACATTTGCGCCAAGGGTGCGCTGGTTTTATGGTCATAGGGCTTGTGCATATTCCAGAAGGCAATCGCACGGCGCTTGAGTTCAGGTGCAGGCCATTTGCCGCGAATCATATCAAGCAGGTAGAGCCGGTTATCTTCCCCTAAGCCCCATAGCTGAAATACGCTGTAATCATTATGCTCAGCGGTCTTTTGCGCAGTATCCGCATAAATCTTGCGTAGGCGAATGCGGGGCGGTGTTTCGTAATATGAAAACCATTCGCCCTTAATAAGGTCTCCGCCTAGCGCTCTAGGTTGCTGCTGGTACTGGCTGGTAAACACATAACGGTCAGCTTGCTCAAGCGCACATAAATCCCCTAAAGGCTCTTTGTACGGCCAGTAGCTAAATCGTCCGTGTTCATCTCGTAGAGAGCTATCTATCTTGTCCCGATAGACTAAGGGCAGGGCAGCCACATAGGCATCATCCAACAGGGCGGGAATCGAAACGAAGGTCCAGTCGCCAGGCACTTTGCCCATTTGAATAAAGCCGGTAGGGTCTTCTTCCGCTAAGCGCTGCATGATGACGACAATCGGCGTATCAGGATGCGCTTTACGGCTTTTAACGGTGGACACCAGCTTACGATTCGCTTTATCCCGTGCGGCTTTGCTATACGCATCTTCAACCTTAAGCGGATCATCAATGATGAGTGCGCCTTGCCAGCTTGGCGCCATATGTCCTGCGCGGAAACCAGTAATTTGCCCTCCGAGCGAGACGGCATAGACACCGCCTGCTTTTTTACCATCTAACAGCACATTCCAGCGCTTTTTGCTCTTTGCATCCTGAGCAATCGCGAGTGGCCACAGCGCTTGATATTCATCGCTACGAATAATCTCTCGCGCCATTTCAGAATTGAGTAAGGCCAGATCGTCAGAGTATGAAATATGCAAAAACCTAGCTCGAGGATTCAAAGCTAAGCCCCGTGCGATCAAATTAATCGCCACCAGCTCAGTCTTGGAGGAGCCAGGTGGCACATTGATCACGACATTTTTAAGCTCGCCATCGATGACTTTCTGCACCGTATCGGCAATCAGCGCATGGTGCCAGTTCAAATGAAACGGGATGCCCTGGCGGTGTTTAAAGAAGTAGCGAGTAAAAAATAAGTGACTTTGCTCACATTTGGCCTTAGCAACCGCCCGAAGCACCTCTGGATCAATAACTGTCCTCGAGCCGGGCGACGGCTGCTTTGACTTGGGCTTCATCTACGACAGTGATTTTTTGTTCAATAGGGCCATCATTTGCGCCGCTTATGTTCTGCTGGATACGGTCACCATACTTCTTAGGAGCTAATTGACCGGCGAGCCATTTACGGGCATCGACGCGGAGTCTAGAGCGATTGATTGCTTCATGCTGCGTCCGCTCGTTACCCTGTTCGTCGACCTGCATATCCTGAGCAGAGTCATCGGCAATATCGAGAATCTCATCGGCGAGCGTGTCGGCTTGCACCTCTCTCGCGCGTGCGTATTGATCTCTAAATGACTCATACTGCGTGAGCCATCGATACACGGTCGCTTGATAGGGCATCTCTTTATCGGCGCAAATAGAGCGCAAACTTTGACCGACCATCAAGCGCTCACAAATCTTTGTCGCTAGGATAGTGGTGTATTTGCTGGTTCGAGCCATCGTCAGAGGTAAAAGCAAACAGGCATAAAAAAAGGCAGCTTCTAAGCTGCCTGACGCTGAAAATGAGGGGGAAAACATCCAGTAAAAAGCGCTCAAAAAAGCTACTGAATCTTTAGGACGAATTGACCCGCACAAATATTATCACTTTGACTATCACTTTACAGAACTTAATTTATCACTTTTTTTAGCGGTGTGCCTAAGTGTGAAATGTAATAAGGGAGCATATGAGTGCGCCAAAAGATTGGCTAGGGCCACTTGATTTATAAGCAATACCTCTCTTTGGAACGCGACCTATCTTGACAGCGGGTAGTTTATAAACTACCATTTTTCAATGGCTATAGAACTTAAGCAAACAGAAGCATTCAGAAAATGGAGAGTGCGACTCAAGGATGAGCGGGCGCGAGCTTTAATCGCATCCCGCTTAGATCGACTTGCTTACGGCCACGCAGGAGATGTCGAACCCGTAGGACGTGGCATTAGCGAATTGCGTATTCACTACGGCCCCGGATATCGCGTTTATTTTCAAAAGCGGGGGAGTACGATCATTGTTTTGTTGTGTGGTGGCAATAAAAGCACACAAGCCGATGATATCAAGAAGGCACAACGCTTGGCAGATGAATGGAGTGAATGGAGTGAATGAAATGACTGAAAAATTAACAACCTATGATCCCGCAGAAGACCTAGCCTCTGAAGAAGCTACTGCGCTTTTTATGGCAGAAGCATTCAAGACCGGTGATGTTGGATATATTGCACATGCGCTAGGCGTTGTTGCTCGAGCCAAAGGGATGAGCCAAATTGCGAGCCAAACAGGGCTTTCCAGAGAGCAACTTTATCGTTCTTTTAGCGAGCAGGGTAACCCTACCTTGAAAACAACAATAAAGGTCATGAAAGCCCTTGGCATTGAACTGACGGCCTTATTGCCTACATCACCAGCATTCTAATATTAATCGAGCGGTGCTGACCCCACCTTGGGATTAGCCATGCCAGCGATATAAGGCAAATCCGCCTCGTTTAGAGGAAAGTGAGCGACGAAAAACACAGCCTATCGCTTCAAGTTCGTGAATTACATTGGCAATTTGTATTCTAGCTCGATGTCTTAGTGCAGGAGAAGGGGCATTCCCTACGACAGACTTAATCAACTCTTTCATTCTAAAATCCCGCTCAGGATAAGCGCTCATCAGGTCCATAATTTCTCGCGCATATTTCATCCAAATGCCCTTTCGATCCGAAAGCATCCGCTCCGTAAAATCGTCTCATAAGTGGCAAGCGACATTTTGAGGCGTCGTGCAGCTCCGGCTCTGCCATAGTGTGTTCGGCCAGAGTCCCAGGGGTGAATGTATTCTGCTTTCATCACGTGTTGCTCTTGTTTCAACATCGCAACGTAAGCCCGCTGCACAATTTCGGCGTGCGGCACATAGGGTGGATGGGGAGCTGTTTCGGTCTCACCTAGGTCACTTGGCGCATGATAGTAACGCTCAGCCGAAGCGCACTGCGTAGGTGGCAAAGGATGCGGCCACGGGCCAGACCAGCACCAGCGAGCCCAATTCTGTATTTCGTACTCCACCCACTCTGGAATGAGCCGCCATGAAGCGTGTTGTTGAATACTCATGTTTTAGCTAATTTTCCCCATACGATATTTATACGTTTGTATGATATGTCGACGATTCTCGATTTTTTCTACATATGCTGCTAAATTTGTCGATCCAGTAGACATAAAACCTTTCATCATTTTTTAGTTGAAAGTTAGCCATGGAGATATTGCACCTCGACTTCAACGCGGGGGATACCATATCGTTTGCTGGCGCGGACATCGATGACTTGTGAATCATCTTTCCACGTTACGCCATTTGCGCCGTCTTTGATTGCTTTGATGATGTTGTCGAGATCGGGGCGTTTGGTGGGCGTAATCTCGCCAATGGCGGCGGCTTGCTGTTTTTTAAGGCTCCAACTGGTCGGAATCGGCAGGAATGCTCGTACAATCAGCTTCACCGCAGATTCGACAGGTGTTTGTTCGCCCATCGCTTGTTGTGCAGCCAACCGGACGAGGTTTTCATATCGTGCGGTCTTTTCCGGAGTATAGTGCGCGACGTGGCCGCTACGAACAAATGACCGGGCACGACCTTTAGCAACGGGCTGGCCTGGGATAATGAAAGTGATGATATCTGGCATTTTTTACTTTGAAAAAATCAAATCAATGTCGCTTTATGCGGCCACCTGTTGCACTTCGTTTTGTGAGAGCAGGGATAATTTTTCTGCGTCCAGTGGAGTAAACTCGATTAGCGGTTTATCCGTGCCTTGGCGCATCACACGTTGCGCTGTTGTCGGATTACCCACTAACACCTGTGGCGCAGTTTCAAATCCATGCTGCCGATTAGTCGCTTCCGCTATCCCAATCAACGATGGTGGATAGTCTGGCACTTCGCTACGTATCCGATACCCACGGTAACGATTAACAAATTCATTGCGTACAAATGGCCATTCATCTTCATTTTTTGTGCTGAGTTGCACCCAACTTCCCATTTCCTGCAAGACGCGATGAATCAGCGGATCGTCGAAAACCATGCTTTGGTACGGTCCTTTCTCACGCATCGCTCGATCCACTTTGCTCCAGGCCGTTAACGCAGAATCTTGCGTTGAGCCTTGCAGCATCTTGTGAACATCGGCTATTTTGGGCATGAACTGGCCTGAGTCAGGATTGTTCACATGCCGGTTCAATGCTTCGCGCACAGCGGATAAGTCATACGCTTGCAAGCCTTGCCAGTAAAGCGCAATGACCCCAGGCGTCAGGTCACGTCCGTACATGGCTGCGACGGCTTGAAGCAATGTATCGAATGCGTTGTAATCACAGGTTTTCATGGGTTTCTTCTCCGAAAATCAGTGCTTTGGCCTGGCGGCCTGCTTCTGCGTTTCTGGCCTCTAACGCCGCCTGTTTGCTGAACTCAGGCGGTCCACGGCGTTTGACTTCAAAAAGCCCCTTCCAGCTGTTGATGATGCTTTGATTCATCACGGCAAGGGGGTCATTACCTCCATCCCGCAATCTCGAAAGCTCAGCAACGGCCAGCACCTGAGCTTCGTGGCTCATTGGCGCTTTCAAGCGCTTTCGATGCGTGATGAAAGCCTCCCAATCCGACGCAGCCAGCCAGTCCGGCAAAGTCACGGCGGGCGCATCGCGCTCGCCAGGGGTTGAAGGGGATTTATCCCCTTTAGGTTTTGAAGAAGAAGGTGAAGATGAAGAAGAAGATGAAGGGGTTAGACTTTGCTTGTCGCTTTGCTTAGTCTTTTGGTGGGTTGTTGCTTGTGAGTTTGCTTCGGCTTCGGTTGGATTTTGGTTATCCTTTTGCTTAAGCAAATTTGGATTACCGCCTAACTTTCCTGCGTTGCCTCGGATAACCCGTATTTTCTCATCGCTTATCATTCTGCGTGAGTAAATCCCCCCTTGTTCTGTACGGGAAAATACCCCTGCGCTTTCAAGTTCGTTAAGCAAGCCTTTAACCACTTTCTCGGTTTCTCCAATCAGACGAGCAAGCTGAGCGACGCTGATCGCTTTGCCATTAATGGCAAGATGCCCGTATGGCTTACACTCATTCATGATGCATAGCATCTCAATCCATAAGCCACGAGCGGCTACGGAACAGCTTTGTAAAGCAGAGTCTTTGCGCCAATCGGCGGGGTAGAATTGGAAGGATGGACGCTTCATCTTTAAGAAACCTCCTAAGCGGTTTTACAAAATCTTGAGTGCAGTGCGGTCAGCTTAAAGATCAGCGCAAACGTGAAAACATCTTTGTCTTGTGCGTTCTGGTATGCCTCTTTGATAAGAGAAATAGATTTTGAGCGCGATTCTTCCAGTAATGAATCCAGAATTTGACCGTAAGTGAGTAATTCTATTTGATCGTCAGTGAATAATTCTTTGAGTTCTTCCAGTTGATTTGAATACATATCCATCCTGATAAGTAATAGAGAGAATAAGAAAATTATTTATGCCGCCAACGCCTGGAATAATCCAGGTGCAGAGATATTCGGAGAGAGCCACAACACTTCCGTTCGCGCAGCACTGCCTCGGTAGGAGGCAGCATGGGTGTTCTTAGTGAATCGACGCCAACCGGTGAGCATTGATTCATATAGCTCATGCGCGTAACCCGACACAATGACGCTTCCCCTAAGCTCTTGTAGCGCTGTCAGTAATTCAACGTGGTCATCGCTCGTCATCTCATGCCGATAACAGGCGCTTCCCATCTGACGCGTGGCAGGCAGATAAGGGGGATCGACGTAAAATAAAGTATCGGGCTTATCGTGTGTTTTGAGTATTTGCAGCGCGGGTCTATTTTCAATCAAGACCCCTTGCAGACGCTGACTAAAACTTTGAATGTATTCTGGAATGCGGGCCCATATATCCATCACAGTGCTTTTACGGGTAGTGTCGATACGAAAGCCTGTTTTTCCTTTAGTAGCGCCAGCTGAGCCAAACCCCATTTCGGCTCGGATCAAAGTACGGCGAGCACGTTCAACCAGATCATCACAGGGTTCCCAAGCACGTTCAAACTCAGTTCGAGCATAGGGTGTAAATGTGAGTAATTCAGTGAGTTGGGCTCGTGATACGCTGTCCTGCAATACACGCATGACATTGACAATATCACCATCCAGATCGTTGTAAACTTCTGCATGGCTACGTGCTTTTTGCATCAATACAGAAGCCGCACCCCCAAAGGGTTCTACGTAAACCCGGTGAGGTGGAAAATGACTGATGATCCAATCTGATAGCCGGAACTTGCCACCGTGGTAGCGCATAATTGGACGGGTTAACTTAGTCATATAATCTCTTCAAAAATCGCGGCCCTAATCTTCCCGCACCTTCTCTGCCAATAAATCTCGTTTCTCGCCACAATGCCCATATGCATACTCACGAAGGATTTTTCGAATGAACGGTGATAACGATTCAGCCCCTTGGCGCGCAGCCATAACTTTCAGGTCGCTTTTAAGCGTTTCATCAAGCCATACCCGGATATCGTCAATAAACTTTTCGCGTTTTCGATTCACCACTTCTTCAACTCAGAATAAAAGTACATATGATTGAAAATGAAATTAAGCCTGGTTCATTAGTTTTAGAGCCACAAAATAATGGAAAGCTGGTTCTTGCTAAGGCTGCTTTTGAACGGATTAACTCTGGAATTCGGGAAAGAATCTCAGCAGAAGTATTGCTCCCAGTTCACGGTAAAACTTTGGAAGCCATTCAAGATCACTTTTTCCAATATGCTTCAAAAATGCTAGAAGACTTTTGGTTTTCTGATGATCCAAAGAAATTTTGGAGACCGGTATAACGGTCTTCCTCTGCGCGTTGCAGAAATTGCAAGCCCATTCGGTCGTGATTATTTCGGTGTGCATTTAGGTAGCCTTTAGCCTTAATTTGAGTGAGCACAGTCATCAGCTATGTTTGATAGAAGCTGTTTAGATATTTCTTCGGCTGACGCAGGGCGACAGCGCTCTTCGTACAATGAGATCAACCTTGATCCGATTTTGTAAGAGAAGCGATGCCCACGCCGCCCGAGCGACAGGGCGGAGATCATCGATTGAGAACACGGAACAAGCTGAGCCAATTTATTTTGAGTGAGCCCAGTAGCCAGTAATTTGAGTACAGTTTGTTTGATATCCATAGCTAATTATCACTTAGGTGATTTTATGTGTCAACACCAAAGAACTTTAATTTTATAATACATTTGTGCTATGGAAACTCTAGCTAAACGGCTCATCTGGGCCCGTCATCAGAAAAAAATGCCGCAGGCGATGCTTGCAAAATTGGTTGGAATTACCCAATCAGCGATTGGAAATTTGGAAGCGGGTTCGAGGCTGTCCAGTCGGCATACTGCCAAAATTGCAGCAGTGCTCGGAGTGGACGCGCTCTGGCTTTCGGACGGAACAGGCCAGCCTTGTCCAGGTGGAGTAGGAAAAAGAGCGGCCCAGAATATTTTTACAGAAGGCCAATCGCTGGCGGAGTTATGGCAGGTTGATGCAGCGCTGCGCCAGGCAGCAGCGGCAGTGGCAAGAGCTCAAGCCCTGGTCCGGGAGTACATCGTAACTCGTGAGGGCTGTGCTGCTTTTGTACTGCCTAAGCTGGACATCGGCACAAGGGTCGAAGAAGATAACGTATTAAGTGAAGTTCACGACTCATCTGGGGATACCCGAAAACGCGGGCACGGAAAGTAAGGCTGAAGGTGGTTATCTGTAATCAATAGCAACTCTGCATTGATTACAAAGACCGAGTCTATGAAGTATAAATCGCACGCTTAATCCCGACCTGGGGATCTCTGGGAATTACGCCTGAGCTCCATATTTATGCCGAAGTACTGATCGGAAAATTCTGTTGATGCCTGAATCCTGTATTTTGCCAAACTAAAAACAGAAGCACTTAAACTTTAAGTCAACCTAGCTGCCACTCATTAAAGCGTTCGATAGCCACCTTTTGATCTTTGATCCAGTATGTCGCATCGGTACACAAACCCTTGTTAAGATTGGCTGGATAAGTTGGAAGAAGTGTCTTTTGCTTGAGATTAATATATTTAAAGGCATCGGGCTGCACTGGACCAACTCCGAGTTGAGCAAAAAGCGCCTGCCGCTTCGGATGCGAGACGAATTTGATAAACTGGCGGCATATATCGAGGTTAGGAGTTCCTTTTAGGATAGCCCAATTTTCACATTTATAGATATGTTGATCCCACGCAATCGAAACCGGTACGCCTGCTTTAATAGCTTCTTGTACCCGACCAGTCCAAATCAGAGCTAAATCAATTTCGCCGTTTTTTAATAATTGCTCTGACTGTGGCCCATACATCCACCAAACGGCAATTTGAGATTTTATTCTGTCTAAACTGGCAAATGCCGCATCGAGATCACAAGGATAAACTTTTTCAGCAGGGACACCACTAGCCATCAAGGCAGCTTCAATAGTATCAAAGGGATGCTTACGCAGGGTGCGACGACCAGGAAAATTTTCTACATCCCATAGGTCTTTCCATGATTCTGGAGCTTGGCGTCCCTTGAATTTGTCAGTTCGATATGCCAGCACTGTTGAATATACATTCGACCCAATACCGTAGGGTGATATAAACTCCTTGGGAATCGACGAAATAATGCGATCGTCCTCAAGTTCATGCGGTTCTAAAAAAATTCCACCTGTTGTTAGGGACTGAACGGCTCTATGGCTAATCGCTGCAATATCCCATAATGGTCGCTTGGATTCAACCATCATTCTAATTTGTGCAGTCGGCTCTGGTGGAGACGTAACACTAACGACTTTAATACCAGTTGCTTTCATAAAGGGCTTGTAAAGCACTTCTGTATATACTTCAGAGAAGACTCCGCCTGAATCTCGGACCACGATTTCTCTTGAGGCCGAGCGAGAAGGCGTCCAAACGAATGGACTAGAAATGATAGCAGCAGAAAGCGCTATTCTTTTGATTGCTTGGCGACGATTGATGACAAGTCGTTTTTTATCATTCATGCAGTTTCTCCTAAAATATTTTTCAGTGTGTGATTTTCAAGTTACACACTGAAAAACGCTCTAGGCACATAAAAAATCGCAATCTTCTTTTGGTCTAATATTAGATTGATTATCTTGAAGAATCGAGAATTTTGTTGCGATTAAATTTAGCAGTCGGTTCGCTGCTGGAGAAAGAGGTCTGCCTCGCCTGACAATTAAACAGACTTTCATAGAAGTAAAGGCTGGATGATCGATTTCAAATGGTACGAGTTGATTCGTTTGAATTTCGTGGCGCGCTGCAAAAGATGATATGAGCACTCCACCACGGCCAGCAATGGCGGCTTTTTTTCTTGCGGAAATGGAATCACTAGTAAACGCTGGAAGCAGTTGAATTTTTTCTGAACGCTCTAACGATTGAATTATTTTTCCTATGTTGTAATGGGGCGGAGGTTGCACAATCGGATAAACAGCTATGTCTGACAAAGTTCCTTTTCTTTTTTTAGCAAGCGGATGGGCATTATTTACAAGTATGTTTAGGGGTAAAGGCGCATGTGCATGGCAACGAATATCTGAGTGATCGGGATAATGGCTATGTATGATCCCTATATGAGCCTTATCTTCGAGTACTGTAGTGATTATTTGAGGGGTGCTATCAACTTCTTGAACTCCAATAGCGCAAGTAGAATGTTCATGACAAAAATCGTTAATGACCTCTTCCATAAGTGCATCAATATAGGTAGCGAACGTAGCAATATTGATATTGCCACGTTTCATATTACCCAATTCTTGCAAGGTGGTTTCCATACGATCTCTCAGTGCATGAGACTCCCAATAATATTTAAGCACGATCTCAGCCGCCTCGGTCGGCTTCATACCCTTTGGTCCGCAACGCTCAAACAAAATAGTGCCAAGCCCTTCTTCCAGAAGGTGGATTTGCTCAGACACCACTGGCGGAACAGTGTTCATATTATTAGCCGCGGCGCTAATTGATTTATGTTTCACTACTTCCTGGAAACAATCCAACCACTTCTGCTTAATATCCTTCCATTGATTCACTGTTTTCATAAAAGCCCACTCACTTAAAGATACATGGCGCTAATTTTAGCCAAATCACTAACGACAAAAAGGTATTGCCAGTATTGTCGAGAATGCTCACGCCGAACATACTAGCACCGAAATATGTTACTTGGAGATAGGAGCATTTCTGATACAACAAGACCTTAAATTCGTGCTCCGTCTCAGCAATGCCATTGCTTTTTTTGTGAGGTGTGCCTTTAGTTTATAAAGCCTCAAAAACTCTTAGAAGCCACCTTTAATAGTAAGTGCTAAATAAATAATTCAGATCAAGGAGATATAGAAAAATGAATACTCACTCTGTTGATAGCAGTGTTTTGATGCATAAAAAGTGGCGATATTTTCTGCGGCGGTATCAGATGGGTATCTTTCACCGCCTGTCCAGTTATGCCTACTGGCAAAAGCTCATGCACAGACGCATCGGCACTATTCTTTTACTGGTATAGACTGCCTCGGATTTTTTTGACTTTTAAAAAAATCCGGCGATATTTCTATCAGATAGCGCTCCTTGGCGTACACGATTTTACCTGCGCTGAATCAGGAGCGCGTATCCGAAGTCTATATCGGAGGAGGGCCTGTTATCGCGAGCCTTTTTCACTCCGCCACCCATATCATGATTGAGGGCATTTGTGCTTCTAGAGTGATGAAGTAATGCCAGTATAAGCACGCCATCAATGATATGTCGTATGTAATGCCTCTTATAAATTTCAATACTGGAGCACTATGAGCAATGTCATTTCCTTCCGGCAGTATGCAGAAAGAGAGCAAAAAGATGAACGACCAGAAGCCATTTCGTGGATTTCGGTCTGGGCTGACTGTAATGGGCGGTATTGTATCGAAGCTACGGGGGCATATAGTGGCCGTAGTGATTTGATTTCTCTAGCGCTTGCGTCAGCGCTTACGGCCCTATTAAAAGTGAATTCAAATATATAAAGCCTTGGGACACGGAGCATCCGGCTAGCTCCCAAACAGAGACATTGATAAAAACACTCACAATTCTTCCATTCGATCCACGAAAGTTATAAGAAAAAATAACACTATAGTTGACATCGATTAAACACTTAAGTATTATTCATTTGCAGTGAAATATTTCTTAAGTGTTATTTAGGGGGAGGTATCGATGCCCTTGCATATCGGCAACACGAAAGGGCATGGAACTGACCGGAATTCTGAACAAATCGATGGAAAACTGAAAGAGGAATATTGAGTGGAAAGCTTGATTGTTATTACACCTACAAAATTTCAAGGGCATTCCGTACCGACCGTTAATGCGCGTGACTTGCATGTATTTTTGGACGTTGCAACGCCCTTCAAAGATTGGAGTGCTCGTCGAATTGCAGAATTTGGATTCGAAGATGGGAAGGACTTTTGCTCATTTTTGAGCAAAAGTAGCGGTGGCCGACCTTTAAAAGAATATGCCTTGACTCTGGAAATGGCTAAAGAACTGTCAATGGTCGAGCGTAGCGAAAAAGGTAAACAGGCCCGACAGTATTTCATTGAATGTGAGCGTCGTACACGCTCTCCTGCAATAGATTTGCATGGCTTGCTTAATGATCCAAAACAGCTACGCACGATACTACTGACGTATACCGAAGAGGTCGGGGCGCTGCGAAGTCAGGTGGAAGAATTAAAACCTAAAGCAGATTTTTATGACCACGTTGGAAAAGCTATCAACGCTCAAACCGTGCAAGAAGTAGCCAAAGTCATTGGCACCGGACCTACAAGACTTTTTGCCTGGCTGCGCGAGCGCCGTTTATTGATGCAGAACAATCTACCGTATCAAAGACAGATTGAAGCTGGGCGCTTTCGCGTGATTGAGCGGCAGTATGAAGACCCAAGGGGCGAAAACCATATCTATGCGCGCACCTTGATTACTGGAAAAGGGTTGACGTGGATTCAGAAGCAGTTTGCTCAAGGAGCGACAGCATGAATTACAAAATCATCGATGCGAACGCCCCATATCAGCGCGCTTCTTTATGCGTAAAAACTAAATTCACCTTCGTGGGATCTGGAGAAAGTACGTACATGTTAATACCAGTAAGTGCAACCAAACAGGATATCCAGAGAGCAGAGCTTGAGCGTTGGTTAAGGAACAGCCCTATGAAGAGAATTCCCAGCGCTATCATTACAGCGCCAATTGTAGAAAGTTTAATCATGCCTTGGGCTCGAGCGTCAGATATTCAGAAGAATATTTTGGGAGAGATTCGCTCAGAAACCGGTCAAAAGAAGGCTCTAGCAACAAGCGCAAGCACTCCGCCAATAATTGCACCTAAGCCCCATTTCAGCATCGAAATTTCAGCTTTCAGGCCAATGAACATTTTTTCCATGTCATGGCGCAGGCTATTAATTTCACGGTTTACGTCGTCTTTGGTTGCCAATTCGCGCAAGTTCAAATCAAAAATTTCAGATAAAACTTCAGCTTCCGCTACTGCTTGCGGACGGGAAACGCCAACAGCCTCAAGCTTGTTGACGAATTTCAGTGTATCAAATGCAACTGCAGCCATAGTAAATATCTCCTATCTCCAAATTCTAGCACAACCCTTTATTTCCACTATTTTCCCAAGAAAAGCTGCAAATGAGGGCGAATTCTGCACATGGAGCATGTCATGAACTTGAATGAACTGATGCGGAAAGCTGAGGACTGCGACGACCGATTGCAGGCTCGCTCAGAAGATGCCGACGAAGCTTACTGCGCGCTTGCTGACGAAGTTGAAGAAAACATGGCCTTCGATGACCTACTAGAAGCCATGGTGGACCTGCCAGATTCGGTCAAAAAGCAAGCGCTACATGATGCTGCCCAGGCTCAACCCACCGATTTGTTTGCTGAAACCTATGAGCGCCTTTTACTAGCGCAGACAGGCAAGGCACTGCAAAGGGCTATTGACTGCGCGTATCAGAGAAAGGCTATCACATGAAACGCCTCGAAAACGATAACGCGTTGCTACGCGCCGCGATACGGGCGGATCGCATTGCAGTTTTCATTAAAGCCAGCACCGCCATTGCGGCTATAGCCGCTTTTGTAACTGGAACCATCGTTATCTTCAACGATTGGAGTTATGTATGAGCACGCCGATTACCACATTCAATTGGAGAAAGCTATGAGTGCATTAGTCGAAAAACAGGCCTTCGATCTCACCCCGAGATCGCTAGATGAAGTGATGAAATTTGCCGAGTTGATGGCGAGCTCCTCGATTGTGCCAAAGGAATTTATCGGCAAGCCCGGTAATATTCTGGTGGCGATTCAATGGGGCATGGAGCTTGGTCTAAAGCCGATGCAAGCGATGCAGAACATTGCCGTTATTAACGGTAGGCCGTCGCTATGGGGAGATGCCGTCATTGCACTCGTGCGAGCCTCTCCACTGTGTGAATACGTCAATGAATCATTCGACAATGGAATGGCTGTGTGCCGTGTTAAGCGGGTGGGCGAAGCTGAGCAAATGCGGACTTTTTCGGCAGCGGATGCGCAACGGGCCGGGTTGAGCAACAAGCCAGGGCCATGGTCACAGTATCCCAATCGAATGATGCAGATGCGAGCACGTGCTTTTGCGCTGCGGGACGTATTTCCTGACGTACTAAGAGGAATGCCGATTGCGGAAGAGGTGATGGATAGTCCCGTTGAAAAGGGGGGCGCATCGCGCTATGTTTCTCCAGCAGAGATTGTCTCTAACACTGCCTTACTCCCCCAACGCACTGAACAGCACGTTCACCTAATTGAAAAACTGGAAGAAGTTGCTCGCACAGGTGGCTACGAAGCATTGGCCGCTTGTTGGTCGGGTAAGTTTGCACTGGCGGGTGGTGAAACGCTTACGCCTGAAGACCGCAAAGCAATTGGTACCCAAGAATTAGAACGGCTCAAACAAATCGCTAAGGGGAATGCACCTCTGACCCTCCCCGAAGGGGACAGCCATGAGTGACTTGATTGAACAGCGTAGTGAGGCATGGCGACTTGCCCGTGCAGGCAAGTTAACGGCTTCTCGCTTTAGAGACGTGATAGCCGTCAAGCGTGATGGTAAACCGACGGCCGCGCGCGATAAATATATGAGAGAAATGGTATTTGAGCGTTTGGCAGGGGTGCCGCGGCATGAGATCAACGGGCCGTCTCTCAAATGGGGAACCGAAGCGGAATCTTTTGCCCGTGAGGCTTATGAGCTTGAAACGGGTTATCTGGTTGAGGCGTCGGAGTTTGTTGTGCACCCGGACTATCCATTTATTGGATGCTCCCCGGATGGTTTGATCGGACAGGAGGGCGGCTACGAAAGCAAATGCCCGATGGATGAGGCCGTGCATATTCACACTTGGCTCAATGGTATGCCTGATGAGCATATGCCGCAAATTCAAGGCTGTATGTGGGTGACCGGGCGCTCATGGTGGACCTTTGTTTCATACGATCCGCGTTTGAACGAGCGCTTGCGCCTTTTTTATCAGCGCATCGAGCGTGATGATGCCTATATCCAAACCAAATTACTGCCTGCTTTGCTTCAATTTGAAACAGAGGTCGAACAGATGCGACTGTGTTTAGAAAAGAGAGCGCAAGTTGGTGAGAGCATGGCCCAAAAGGAGGCGGCGTGAGCGCTCTTCATACTTTTTTGTCTACACCCACCCCCAAATTTTACGACTGAATTAAATAAGGAATGCTATGTATAGCTTAAATACTACCGCTGCTCGGCTTGCTGACCAGAACAGCGCACGCATCACCCAGCCTGGAGAATATATTGGTGTATTCACGTGTGCTGAGGCGGTCAAGAGCTCCCTAAAAAGCACGCAGGGCATTAAGTTGACGTTTGAGACAGAAGCCAAACAGAAAGAGCATTTTTCACTTTGGACACTGAGTGCGGAGGGTAAAGAACTCTATGGCCACCGGCAACTCAATGCGCTGATGGTGTGTTTGGGTATTGACCATATTCAACCGACGCCAGACTTTATTAAAACATGGGACAACGTCGATAAGCCTACTCAAGTATTTAAAGGCTTAATGAATAAAAAAATTGGCGTGCTGTTGGACACTGAGGCATATGGAAAGCAAGATGGTCAAATCAGGGTTAAGGTTGTGCCGGTCGGATTTTTTAATCCTGACAGCCGATTAATTGCTTCGGAAATACTGGATGGTAACGCACAGCCGCAACGACTGGCCGAGCTCGTTGAAACGCTCAAGCACCGTCCATTTAAAAGATCAAATTCTCCGTCTTCAAGCAATGAACCCTATGTTGCGACCCATATTGAGTTTAGCGACATGGACGACGATATTCCATTCTAAAGCTGTCATCTCTATTCCCTGACCATTTGGAGGTCAACGATGCAAAACTTGACTGATTACGCCAAGCGCTGTCAAAGCTGGCTTAAAGCGCTACAAAATCGTGCGGGCTGGCAGAAGAAGATTAGCTTGCGCATCGGCATTGTTCCATTGCCGGTAGTTGGCCTGATTATGGGGTGTATGACTGCCTTTCTGACATTTGGCACGATGCCTGGGGAAATTTCAGTCATGTTGGCTATCTTGGCCGTACTGGGATTTAGCTGTGCTGAATTGGGTCGGCGCCTACCTGGCCTAAAACAAATCGGCGGACCTGTCATTGTCACCATCCTACTGCCGTCATGCTTGGTGCATTACCAGCTCATACCCGTTGCTTTAGTGCGTTCAATAGAGAGCTTTTGGCATACGACGAATATCCTATACCTCTTTACCGTCGCGGTGATTGTTGGCGGCATCCTGAGTATGGATCGACAGGTCCTGATCAAAGGGTTCGTTAAGCTTTTTATTCCTCTGGCTGCCGGTTCTGTCGTTGCGGCAATGATTGGCACACTGACTGGTATGGCGCTGGGATTGGGTGCGCATCACACATTCTTTTATATCGTGGTCCCAATTATGGCAGGTGGGCTAGGGGAGGGGGCGATTCCGCTCACGCTGGGTTATGCGGCAATTCTGAACGTCTCACAACCTGAGCTCTTTGCCCAGGTGACCCCACCGATAGTACTCGGTAATCTGGCAGCTATTGTCTGTGCCACGGTGCTACACCGGTTTGGTGAGCACTTTCCAAAATATAGTGCAGGCCAATGCTTATCAGCGAACCGTTTAATACGCAGACAAGCGCATTTGACGCCTACCACAATGGAGTCTTTAGCAACGGCGGGCATGGTGGCCTTGAGCCTTTATATGGTGGGAATATTGGTGAATCAATTCACCGGCTGGCCTGCGCCGATTGTGATGCTGGGCCTAGCCATACTCGTTAAATTGACTTGCGCTATTTCGCCCAAATTAGAAGACGGCGCTGACTTAATGCACCACTTCTTTACTAAAGCAGCGGCGTATCCGATTCTTTTTGGGATGGGATTAACCCTGACGCCATGGCAAGCCTTGGTTACAGCCTTAACGCCGGTCTATTTAATCACCATCTTTGTGACGGTGCTAACCCTGGCGCTAACCGGCCTCATTGTAGGTTGTTGGGCCGGATTAAACCCGATTGAGAGCGCAATCATCAATGTTTGCCATAGCGGCATGGGCAGCGTGGGGGATATGGCGATCCTGACCTCAGCCCATCGGATGCATCTGATGCCGTTTGCTCAGTTGGCGACGCGTATTGGTGGGGCGCTCACGATTGTGATTGCTCTGATGATGTTTAGCCATTATCAAAATTAATTTAAGGAAAGTAATCATGAAGAGTGAAGAAAGTGCAAAGCACTATAGATATGCGGTGCTGGACTATGACGAACAGTTTGAAAATGGATGTTGTTTTGAATCGATGCTGGATGAGAGTGAGATTGAAGGTTTGGCCCAAGCAGCAGCGGAGCATCTTGATTCGGAGTGTTTTTGGGGTGCGGATAGCGAAGATGGTGAACTTCTTATTGAGGTTTTTAAAGAGGATGGATTAAGCCTAGGAATCTTTGAGGTTCATAAGAAAATGATCGCCAGCTTCAGTATTTATCCAAAAAATAAAAGCATAGATTCAATTTAATCAAACTAATGATTTGTATCAATGACAGGAGAAAAACAGTGATGAAAGAATATAAATATATTGTGGATGAATGTGATCCTTTCGAATATGCGAGTTGTTTTAATTCAGATTGGGATGAAAAGGATGCTGACTATATAGCCAAAGACGCGGCAGATCATTATTACTCAGAAAGTGCGGGCGGTTGGAAATGGAATGAATCTATTTCTATTGAGGTATTCAAAGAGGATGGGACAAGCCTCGGAGTATTTGATGTGGGATACGATTTGGAACCTCAATTTTGGGTGTCTCAAGAAGAGCCAGTTCAACCCTCTTGCTCATGCTAAGGATTGCACAGATGGAAACGAGCAGCGTATTTTTAACGGAAGCGCAAGTGGATGAGCTAACGGGGATCAGACGGGGCAAGACGCTGGAAGTAGGGACAGCGTATGCGCGCAAGGCGAGTAAATACGAAAGACAGGAAGCGTATTTAAAAGAGCAGGGCATCGTATTTTTTATGAATGTGCGAGGTCGGCCGATCGTAACGCGTGCAGCGGTAGAGGGCCGGTCAGAAGAAGTGAAAGCGAAAAGTTGGCAACCGAAGTTAGCGATTCAGGTTAAAGATGAGCCAAACCGCGTCTAATTTACCGCCCCGGATGCGGGCGAGGGTACAGCGTAGCGGCCAGACATATTATTACTACGATACGGGCCACTCCTCGAGGCAAGAGATCGCGCTAGGCGCAGATTACTTAGAGGCACTACAAAAGTGGACGGAGCTGGATACGCAAAACCAGTTGGATGATCGAGTGAGGGTGACGTTTCGTCATGCGGCGCAGCGGTACCGGCAGGAGGTGATCCCAACGAAAGCGCCTCGCACGCAGAAGGACAATCTGGCGGAGTTAGTTAAATTGCTAAAATTTTTTGATAATCCACCGGCATTACTGGAAGAGGTCAGGCCGATCCATATACGTCAATTTTTAGATTGGCGAGTGAAAGAAACAGTAAAGAAACTTAAAGAGGCTGGTCAAGCCGTGAAAGGTACAGAAGGGCAGATCAGAGCGAATCGGGAGAAGTCATTATTCTCGCATATTTGGAACAAGGCAAGGGAATGGGGATATACGGATCAGCCGAATCCGTGTTTAGGGATCAAGGGCTATAGAGAAGACGGGCGCAGTGTCTATATCGAAGACGGTGAATATGGAGCGATTTATGCGAAAGCTCGACAACCGCTGTGCGATGCGATGGATTTGGCGTATCTAACAGGTCAGCGGCCGTCAGATGTTTTAAAGATGACAGAGCAGGATATAAAAGAAGGGTGCCTGCTGGTACAGCAAAACAAGACAAAGACGAAACTGAGGATAGCGATAACAGGTGATCTGGAAAAGACTCTGGATCGAATATTAAAGAGAAAAGCAGAGCACAACACAGGCCATTTTGATTTGGTTGTGAATGAGTTAGGAGAGCGAGTTGCGTTAAAAACTCTGCAAGCGATGTTTGCGCGAGCACGGAGTGCAGCGGGCTTATGCGCAGGGGATTATCAGTTTCGAGATTTAAGAGCGAAAGCGGGGACAGATAAAGCAGAGTTATCGGGGGATATACGCCTGGCGCAAAAGCAGTTGGGGCATACGAGCATCAAGATGACTGAGCACTATGTGCGGAATCGTCGAGGTGAGAAGGTAGAGCCTACGAAATAAATGAGTGACGATGGTGACCCTAAGCATGGCTGTTTGGGTCACCTCTCTTAAAGAAAACTCGGAGAGTGAACAAATGCGCTGAACTTTGTGTTGATTTCACAGACAACTTGAAACAAGAGAAAATATTTTATTCCATAAATGATTTTTAAAAATCAAATATAAATCAATAGGTTAAGTTAATGTTGGACGAAATGAATGATGAACAAAAAGATTTAGCCCAAGTCGTTCGCTTTGCTCTCGCCGAGCAAACAGAAGATGTTCGCCTGTTTGTTGCTCGACTTGTACGTAAATATCGCAATTCAAACCCGGAACTCGCGGAGCAATTGAATTTGTTTTTGCGGTCAAAGCAATCTTGCACTGCAACGATATTGCGCAAAGCGTTGATTCCTACGACTGCGGACCTGTCCGTGGATGCTGAGTCACGCTTATTGCTTCTGAAGGTCTTTAAAGACCTCATCGATTGTGACTCTCCATTTTTGTCGGCGGACTTGGAAGAGTCGCTATAACAACTAATACAAGTAGCGTTTGGTTTGGCAGTATGCAGGCCATCAAGAAAATTATTCCAAGCCTCGACTCAACTCAAACGTTTTTCTTAGTATTTATCATTGCAATAAGCCCACCCACGAAACAGACGAAATAATCCATTACGAAGCAAAAACCGGCGCATCGTGTGTTGCGATTGGGCCAAACAAGGGATCAGAAGAAGGGTTACGAAGCAAAGCAAAAGCTGTTGGGGCATACGAGCATCAAGATGACGGAGCACTATGTGTGGAATCGCCGAGGTGAGAAGGTGGAGCCGACGAGATAAATTGATAACAAGATGGTCTGCGCAGAAATTGTATCGGATGCGGTCGCGAGCGCGTCGAAGGAGACATGTAAAATTCGATGGCCCGCATCGTGGGTTGAAAAAGGCCCAGGATGACTGGGATCATTTGAATGAAGCTTTTAAATAAGAGAATATTTATGCTCACTTCCATTTCGAATCCTGCCATTACGCATTATCCGGCAATGCAAAGATCTTTGACGCCTTCATTAGCGTCATTACCCACCTGGCTTCCGCCTGAGATTCGAGAGGTCATAGAAAAGCAGTTAGATGTGGCAGACTGGCAGAATTTTTTTAAAGCGCTGGCTATCGTGACTCGCAACGGTGAATCTATAGATTCACCTGTCTTGAAGTTGCATCTGCTACAGCAAAAAATTCCAATTGACTATCAGTCCGATGTGGCAAGGTCAGACAAGAGCTTGCAAATATTTGCGTTGAATCAATTAAAAATATTATGGAAGTCTGGTCAACTGGATCAAGTGGTAGAGAAGCCAGCCCTTTTTGATCTGTTGAAATGGGTTGGTGGCCCAGCGCTATTCAGATTTTTGCAGGAACGGATCGAAGAGGATGCTGAGTTGGAACGCAAGCTATTGAGCTGGGTCGAACGGTCAAAAACAGAGGAGGTGCAGACGATAGCGGCGAATGCATTGATGCTGCTGGTCAAAGCTGACGTAGATATGAGTGGGCAGGATTTCAAAGGGATTCGGGTGCCAGGAGCAGATTTAAGCGGAGGTCAATTCGATCAGGCTGAATTTGAAGGAGCGGATTTAAGTCATGTGAATTTTCGTCGTGCGCGGTTGCGTGGAGCAAACTTACAGAGAGCAGAGTTGACAGGCGTTAACTTTGGGGAACTGCCAAATATAGAGATAGAGACGGATGACTGGTCAAGTCACTATTTTTATTCGCCAGATGGGCGCTGGTTAGCTACCGAAGCGTATAACGGAGTTGAGCTATACGATATGGAGACTTTGGATTTAGTCCATAGGTTTTCAGGGTGTGCAGGTTATTACTCCGATAGTATGGCTTTTTCGCCTGACGGTAAGGCTTTGGCATTAATAGAAAACCGGAGGGAAGAAAACTGGGACGAGCCGCTAGTGAGAGTATGGAGGATAGACACCGGAGATAGCTGGCGTGCGTTTAGAGGACACACAGGGGGGAGTATTAGAAGCGTCACTTTTTCGTCGAACGGTAAGTTGTTGGCGACGGGAGGTGTGGATAATACAGTAAGGCTGTGGAAAGTAGAGAGTGGCGAACCGTGGTATACCCTTGTAGGCCATACGGATAAAGTAAACAGTGTTAAATTTTCGCCAAACGGTAAATTTTTAGCGTCGGGTAGCAGGGATGAGACGGTGAAGCTCTGGAAAGTAGAAAGCGGAGAGGAGTTCTATACGCTGCCGGAGCACAACCATAAGGTGACAGATGTGAAATTTTCACCAAACGGTGAACTTCTATTGTCGGCTAGCTGCGATCATACCGTGAAGCTGTGGCAGGTCGAAAGCGGAGAACACTTATATACTTTTGGATCGAGCTACGAGAATTATACAATGCATCACGTCAATTTTTCGCCAGATAGTAAATTTCTAGCAATTTTTAACCACTTAGATTTGTATCTTGAAAATAGAGATAGGGCAGGACACTTATGGAGTATCGAGAGTGGAAAATTATGGAAAACACTTGAAGGCCATAAAGATATGGTGTACAGCGTGCGATTTTCTCCAAATGGCAAGCAGCTGGCGTCCGGAAGTAGGGACGGAACAGTCAAGCTGTGGAGTACAGAAAGCGGGAAAGTATTGCATACATTTAAGGGGGGTAACTATAAACCTTATAAGAGGCTATGGGTGGATTTTTCGTTGGACGGTAAAGTATTGATGTGGAACGAAAGTGGAACTGTGAAATTGAAAAATGTGGATGGGCAGAAAGCCGGTTTGTATTGGGGCCCATCTCAAAAGAAACTTAAGGCAACTCATATAGCGGTTGAAGGCGCTCGAGGTTTAAGCTTGGCGAATAAGATTTTGCTAAAGCAAAAGGGTGCAAATGGAGAGCCCGCGCTAGTGTAG